TTACGCAAAGTGGAGCAATCGATAAATCTTTCACAGCGACCTACAACTGCACATCAAATTGCACAAAGACATTAACAATTACACAATATGATTAAACATTTAATACCTTTAGTTCTTTTGGTTCTATTAGGTATGCCTTTAGTTTATCAATCTACCCCTACAGAAATTCTCAAACTAAAAACCTTTGATGCTTTAGTGCCTGAACATCAGCCTTCCGGATATTTTACTATACTTAATATCACAGAAGATGATATAACTAGAGAAGGCGGTTATCCTCTAAGTAGACAACGACTTGCTGAAATACAGATAGAGATTTTAAATAGAGGAGCGATAGGTGTAGGTTGGGTAATAGCCTTTCCACAGCCTGACCGATTTGGTGGAGACGCAGAGTTCTCTGAAGCGTTATCTTATGCACCTAGTGTCTTATCTATGTTTGAGAATGATAATGGAGACTATCCACCCACTACTGGAACAGTCATTATGGGTGATGATAAAGGTGGTATAGATGCACAAGGTGTTATTCAGAATATTTATATATTAAAACAAAATGCGAGTCAGGGTATAGCAGTAGCTAGAACAGAAGTAGATTCACTTGTAAGAAGATTACCACTATTATTAAGAACACCTGACGGGTGGGTAGCTTCATATGGAATAGAAGTCTTAAAAGTTTTAACGGGTGCAGATACCTACGTTATAAAAACCAATGAAGTAGGTATAGAAGAAGTAAGGGTTAAAGGATTACCGCCTGTTAAAACAGATGCACTTGGTCGTAAGTGGATAAGTTGGGTTGATACACCACAAACTGACTTAAAGGAAATGAATGTAGAAGGTAAGTTTGTGTTTGTTGGCTTCACAGCTAAAGGAATAATGCCACAACTAAGCGTACCTAATGGTAAACTCTTAGAGCCACATAAGATTCAAGCTGCATTAGCAGAGTCTATTCTTATAGAAAACAGTCCTTATGTTCCTGACTACGCATTAGCAGTAGAAGTAGGTATATTTGCCCTCTCAGTACTCTTTACGTGGCTTCTGCTGCACGTTTTTGGTATAACCCTTGGCATTACTCTATTTATAACTTTGATGCTTACAACGGCTTATTTTGGCTTCTATACAATTCAACAAGGGTTATTAATAAATGTTACATGGACATTAATATCACAGTTCATTACAGGTTCAGTAGCTTTCTACTTAAGGTTTAGAGAACAGTTTAAATTAAGACAGCAGATTAAAAAACAGTTTGAACATTATCTAGACCCTGCACAAGTTAAAAGATTACAAAGCAATCCAGAGCTTTTAAAGTTAGGTGGTGAAAAGAGGTACTGTACCTTTTTGTTTACAGATGTCAGAGGTTTCACAGCCATGTCAGAAAACTTAGAGCCTGAAGATGTCGCTCTAATAATGAACAAAGCTTTAACTGTTCAACAGAAAGCTGTGCAGAAACATGGTGGTATGGTAGATAAATATATTGGTGATGCAATGATGGCTATATTTAATGCTCCTTTAGATTTAGATAATCATGAACAGAAAGCAGTAGACTGTGCATTAAGTATGCAAGAAGGTATGTTATTTCTTAATGATGATTTAGAAAAGGAAGGACTTCCTCCTATAGAAATTGGTATAGGTATTCATAGTGGTGAAGCAGTAATTGGGAATATGGGAAGTGAAGATAGATTTGATTATACGGCTATAGGAGATGCCGTAAATACAGCAGCAAGAACTGAGTCTGCTTGTAAAGAAGCAGGACATAACCTCTTGATTACTAAAGATACTATTTCTAAATGTTCAAATACTTTTGAAGTACTCAAACCTATACCTGTGAAAGGTAAATCTGTTCCTTTAAATATCAATACAATACTTTAAAAGGTAGCGTCCAACTGAACTTCTATCTTTTTATGTAGAGGTTCTAAAGCTAGTTTAGCTTCTTGTATTGCTTTAAGTATAACAAGTCTATCATCTTTTTGAAACCTATGTATTTCTTCTTCAGGGAAGCTAGATATTTCTGTAACTAATTTGTTATCAGAATCAATAACTAACTTCCAACTAATAAGGTTAGCTTCCGATGCCTTCATTATTTATCTCCGTAAAGTTTACAACATCTTGTTTCCCACGAAGTCCTGCTTTCATGTAAGAAGTTGCTCGACCTTCAAAAAAGTTTTGATGTTCAACACCCATAACTTCATCAATCCAACCTAAAGGATTCTCTCGTTGGTCGTAGTTTGTTTTTAATCCTAGCTGAAGTAATCTTCTATCAGCTATATATCTATTGTATGCATACATGTCTTTCTTTGTAAGACCTTGTAAGTCTCCCATTTCAAATACTAAATCAAGAAACTTATCTTCAAGCGTAACCATTTCTCTACAGATTTCATAAAGTTCTTTCTTAAAATCATCTGTCCATATGTCTAGATTTTCTTGTATAAATTCTCTAAAGAGTTTAGTCATGGCTTCAACATGCATTGACTCGTCTCGTATAGAATAAGTAACTATCTGCCCCATGCCTTTCATCTTACCAAAGCGTGGGAAGTTTAGCAAGATAGCAAAACTACTAAAGAGTTGTAAGCCTTCTGTAAATGCCGAGTAAACTGCTAAAGTTTTAGCAATAGTTTTTTTATCTTTTTTACGCGGCTTAAAGGTTGATATATAATCATGTTTAGCTGCCATTTCTTCGTACTCTGAGAAAGCTTTGTATTCTATTTCAGGCATACCTACTGTATCAAGTAGGATACTATATGCATCTTGGTGTATGCCTTCCATATTTACAAAAGAACCCATCATCATTCTAGCTTCAGGCTTTCTAAACATAGGCATATACTTATCTATATACCCCGAAGCTACATCTACATCTGACTGCGTAAACAGTCTAAATATTTGAGTTAATAAGTTTTTTTCTTCAGTTGAAATTTCTTGCCAGTCTTTTACGTCTGTATGTAAAGGCACAGATTCAGTCATCCAATGCATTTGATTTTGTAATTTAAAGTAATCGTACATCCACGGGTACTCAAAAGGTTTGTAGTAATCTCTTGTACTAAGTAGACTCATTATTTTCCTCCAATTGTTCAGCATACTTTTCAAGCAGCCAAGTGTTATATGTTTTTCTATATTCTTCCTCAGTTAATTTTACTGCACCAAAAGCTGAGTTCTCGTCACAATGGTCTAACCACATGCGGGTGCAAAAACTTCTAAAATTATTTGACATCTTTATCCCTCACAAGCTATACAATCTACCTCGTCTAATTTAATACGAGGTATTTTAATATTAACATTCTCTGCAGTTCTAGCAGCATCTGACCTAAAGTAATATAAAGACTTTAACTTATGCATACCATACCAATGAACATCATTAACATACTGCATATAATCATCATGTATATCTTGACTGTCTGTAGTCTTAGGTAATGTAAAAAATAAATTAACACTTTGACTTTGGCAAATATACTGTTGTCTCATATGAGCGTGTTCAACTATCCATATTTGATTTATCTCGTCTGCTGTTTTAAATATTTCTTTTTCTTTATCTGTAAAGATATCCATGTCTTGGATAGAGCCTTTGTTAGCAGTTATCTCTTTCCAAATTTCTGCTTTGTTTCCTTTCTTCTTAGAAATAATCTTATCTAAGTATTTATTTTTAACTTGGTACGAACCTGAGAGAGTTTTGTGTGTAAAAATGTTCGCACGATTTGGTTCAATACTAGGGGAAGTGCCACCGCATATAATACTGCTACTGGCATTAGGAGCAATAGCCAAAAGGTGAGCGTTACGCATACCTGAACCACTAATATCAGGAGCTTCACCACGATTCTCCGCAAGAACTTTACTCGCAGCCACGGACTTAGTTTTAATGTGGTTAAAAGCTTTGTTGTTAAATCCTGTAGCAAAGATTCCCTCAAATGGAATGTTATTTTTTTGAAGATAGGCATGGAAGCCCATTGCCCCCAAGCCAAGTGACCTTTCTCTATAAGCAGAGAAGCTAGATTTTGTGAAGCCCTCTTTACCTTCTCGTATATGACTTTTAAACCTTTTAAAATTTGCATTGTAATCTCCTAATTCTGTTGTATCAATTGCGTTGTCTATGAAATGTTGAATAACATTATCCAACATAGTAATTAAATCCGATATAAAGTTTTCATCTTTGGACCATTTATCAAAGTGTTCTAGGTTTACTGAAGACAAACAACAGACTGCTGTTCTTTCTTCATTTGTTGGTAAGGTTATTTCAGAACATAAATTACTTTGCTTAATATCTAAACCTAAATCTTTCTGACCTTTTGGTAAAGCATCGTTACAAGTATCTATATTAACCATGTAAGGCTCACCTGTCTCTGCTCTAGCGTGGATTATTTGCCACCATAAATCCCTAGCATTAACAGTCTTAACTGCTTCTCCTGTTTTAGGGTCTATGAGTCTCCAGTCTGCATCTTCTTGTACGGCTTGTAAAAATTCATTGGTTATATTAACTCCGTTGTGAATGTTAAGGCACTTCCTATTTATATCTCCACCTGATTCTTTTCTTATGTTTATGAACTCTTCTATTTCAGGGTGGTCAATATTCATGTAAGAAGCATAGCTTCCGCGTCTTGTAACTCCCTGATTAAATGCTAACATCTGAGAGTCAACTACTTTCATGAATGGAATTGAACCAGTAGAACGACTATTGTTAGCAGTAGCAATACCATTACTTCTAACATCTCCCCAATATCCACCAATACCTCCACCTGAACTAGCGAGCCATATGTTTTCATCATAATGAGAAGATAACCCGTCACGGCTATCAGGTACGTAATTGAGAAAGCAGCTAATAGGTAGACCCCGATTAGTTCCCCCATTGCTAAGAATAGGAGTGCTAAACATGAACCAAAGAGAGGAACTGTACGTATAAAGTCTTTGAGCCAACTCAAAATCCGTAATTCCTTTAAAGGTTGCTCCGAATATTGATGCTCTTGCGAAGGCTTCTTGTGCATGTGTTTCTCCTGATGCTTCGTAAAGATACCTGTCCTTTAAAGTATCTAAACTGAATTTATTTAATTTGTTTTCGTTATTATAATCTATTTTAATACCTAAGTATTCCTTTTGACCTACCTTGTCTTCGACCATTAGCCGTTCTCCTTATCATTTAAATATAATGCAATCAATGCATAGTGTATAATCTTAAGTAGGTCTGCGTCAGACTTACCATTCTTCTTCCCATATCTCATGGCATACTTCATTATATTTCCTATACAAAAACCTTCTCCATGTCCTGCATCTATAATCATATCAGTTGCTTGATATTTAGAATGAGCATAGTGTTGTTTATAAGTTTCATTTATATACTGTTCAACTCCTCTAAGGTTTATTTTTTCATCAAATTTATATTCCATATTATTCTGTCCATTCATTAGGTAGTGTGTGTTCAGAGTACCACCTAAATTTATTTTTTTCTGCCCACTCTGCATGGCTTCTTTTACTTCCGTCTTTTCTTCTCTTAGCTTGTGGCATAGGAGAACTAGGACTAGAAAACAAAAAGACTAACTCTTGTTTAGGCTTAAGAGACTTACGTATCCAAACGAACTT